AAAATAACGGGACGTTCGGCAGGATGGGTGGCGCGGCGATTGGCGTCTAAACATCCTGTTAAGTTGCAGGATAATCATAACTTAGATGAAGCCCATGCTGAGATCACCCGCCTTCGCAAAGAAGTCATGAGGTTAAAGGCTAAATCACAATTACTCAGTGTGAGCGTGATTTAGAGGGTGGCGAGATGAGCGGGGCCAGAATGGAGCGAATTGCCCCTGTTCGCGCCCTAGAGGGTTTGGCGCGTATTAATCCGAAGTCTGATAAGCCCTATCTGACGCCGATAATGATATTGGCATCGCGTAAATATTACATACTCATGGAAGCGGCAAAAGGTAAGCTTAATCACGAGATTATTGAGCCTGTTGATAAGAGCGTAGACTCAGACGGGCGGCTAGTCTCTCACCTCACAGCGAATGATAGATTCACACGCTTAAGGCTTAAAATGCCCATGGATTTTAGTGCAATGGCTGATTTGCTCTATGTGAAAATGCCGGATCGGTCTTTAACGCAGATATGGCCGAATAAAACACTACGTGAAAACAGTAAGGTCATTATTCGTGATACCCTGATAACCAAGCATAACAGCCATTTGGGAGAGCGTGAGGCCAAGGCATTGACGTGCGGCGCGGGTTTTAGTTGGGGTCATTTAGATTAACCTTACTTTTATTGCAAAGATTGCGGCGAAAACAATTGCCGCTTCAATTCGACCTATCCATCTAACATCCCATATTAAATCGGTAATTTCATAACCTGATGCTTTGTAGTAATAGTTGAGCCAAATTCTTTTGCGATTAGCAAAGAGCCAAATGTTAGCGGGTTTTGTAGATTTGCCGTTATAGTGCATTTTATACAATCCCTTTAAGATGTTTGCGGCTTTCTTCAAAAGCGGCGCTCTCTTTTAAACTAAGCTCTGCGATACAATCGGCTTTTGCTTGCTTAATAGTGGCGGCCTCATATTCTTGGGCCACATAATGACCTTTAGAATTTATGTGCTTAAGCTGAACGGTAGCCTTTCTGTCTCTCCGTTTAGGTAAGGCTCAATGCCTGTTGATAACACTGTGTTACATAGTCTGATTAGTATGTCAACAGCACTACAGTCATGGGACCTATATACTTAACTAGCCAAATATCTGTTGCCAAGAGTAGCCCGCACTAATATAAGTTGTATATGGCTGATTTATATGATTCCTCTGTGCGAGACATTATCAATACCAAGGCAGAGGCATTAGAGGCTGAACTGTCTTCGGATGTTGTTTTTTACCATGGGCAAATTCACCCCTCTTACTTTAGGCAATTCAGGGATTTCATTGAAGAGGTAAAGAGTGAATCCGATAGAGCGGACAACGCAATTTCAGTTGTTTTGAGAACGGGTGGTGGTTCAGCAGAAACGACAGAACGAATGGTTGCTGTATTAAGAAAGCATTATGAGCAAGTTTATTTTGTTGTTCCTGATATAGCTATGTCCGCAGGCACAATTTTCTGCATGTCTGGCGACAAAATTTATATGGATTATTCTAGTAGCCTTGGTCCGATTGACCCTCAGGTGCAGACACCTGATACTGGTGACTATGTTCCTGCTCTTGGATACATCGACAAGGTTGCCGAAATAGTTCAGAAATCATCTCTTACACCAGCTGATGTGGTAATGCTTAAAAGCATAGATTTAGCTAAACTGGCTCTCTTTGAGCAAGGGCGAGACCTATCAATCGATTTACTAAAAGACTGGCTTGTTAAATACAAATTTAAAGATTGGGACACGCACAGAACAGACCCTACTAAATTGAACAACCCAGTTACTGACGACGAAAAAAACGAAAGAGCGGCGCAAATAGCGAAAGACTTGTCAGACCATAAAAAGTGGCGGTCCCACGGTCGCAGGTTGGATGTTGAGAAGCTTAAAAACTTACGCATCGAAATAGATGATTACTCTGATAATGTAACACTTTGTGAAGCTATTCGAGGTTACAATGACCCATTAACTGGTTATATAGACCGAAACGGCCAACACTTTTACCTGCACAGTCACAGGTTAAAATAATAAAAATGGGGATTTTTATGTCTATTAAAGATAAGTTAGAGTGTATTTTGGCAGAGGCTGACTTAGAACTCTCTCCCGCCCTATTAGATGCTGAACGCTTGGCAGACGTGTATAAAGACATCACTCCAGCGCCCTACGTTCCAAATACCGGAGGAATCTTTGTTCATCCAGAAAATAGGAACCAAGTATTGTTTCATTGTAAATAGCTAGTCAATAATCTGATTCATATCGTCAAAGAGATACGGCGCGATTGATATATCCTTTTGTTTTTGAGCGGCCTTCTTAAAGGCGTCAATATCATTGCACATTTCCATAAGCATTTCGGTCCGACCTAATTGGCGGCTAAGGACCTGCTTGCCGTCATCTGACAGCCACTGGTGAAACTTAGCCTTTCGCTTTCCTTCATCAGTGATGTTCAATTTATCTAAAGCCTCTTTTACATAGCCATGCTCAATAGGCTTATAGATGTAGCGGTTGATAAAGTGGCCATAGTATTGGGGCCGCTTTTGTGAGGTTGTACGCTCGTTATCGTAAATCTTATCAAGTTGATCGAAAAATGAGTCAGGAAAGGTTTTGACCCACTGGCGCATTCCCTCTGCGATATAATTGTCTAGCAGTATTCGTAGAGCATTATGGGACCGACTGTATTGATAGCCTGTAGCTTCATCAACAAGGGCGTCGATACCAACTTGTGCGAAAGCGGTAAGGAGAATTTCAGACTGATCCGCAAGTTTTAGCTGTGAGTCCAACTTAAAGACACCGTCTCGCCTTGCATCGAGGTATATTTTACACATGACGGGCAATAATCCCGCCTTATAGCCCGTTTTCTTCTGGTTTCCGTCCATATACTCTATTGGACTGGTCCACTCCATAACCTCTTGTGTTATATAGGGTTTTAAGTTTTTAGCGGCTAGAAATGGGGGTATAGCGGTCCCATCTATTTTTAAGCGGCTATTCATGCCTTTTCTAGCACGGCCAAATGAATCGAAAACAGACTTAGCGGAAAGGACCCGCGTTTCATCTTCTAAGACAGCACACTCAACTTCAACATTTCCGATTGGGATTGATCCGCTAACCTTAGCAATCGGGATATTGCCCTTACCCTTTTTTACTAGGGCTTTCGCAAGGTCATCAAAGTCAGCGTTTAACGGCTCTATAATTCTTGGTGTTTTAACCATTTATCAGGTCCACATATTTGATGCGCTTACCAATGGAGCGCGTGATGGTTGAAGAGATAAAGCCCATAGTGCCAATCTCGCGAGTGTTGTGACGGAATGCGAACTCATTCACATAGCGGTTCAAGTGCTTAGGACTCATATAGTGATAGATACCGTAATGTCCGCGCTTAAGTAATGCCCAAAAGCTTTCAATGCCGTTTGTGTGAGCCTGTCCGCGCACGTATTCGCCAACAGAGTGATTTACTACGTGATGGTCAAAAGTCTGTCCAAGGTGCTTATAGACGCTTGCGGCGTCCGTCATGACGGTAGTGCCTAGCGCTACGTTCTTATGGACTTCCTGAGAGGCGGCGCGTCTATCAGTATGGACCGCGCGAACTTCACCGCCACGCTTTAGAACGCCGACAACGGCTTGTTTATTAGAGTAATGCTTACGCTGTGCGCGTTGATAGCTGTGCATACCCTTGGCTTTGCCGCCAATGTAAGTTTCATCGACTTCGACAACGCCTTCTAGCTTGTCGTTGTCGCCGCCTTCATCACCTAACCAACACTCACGAATGCGCTGTGATAGGAACCAAGCTGTCTTTTGAGTGACGCCAAGCTCTTTAGCCATTTGAACGCTAGAGATACCTTTACGGGCTGTTGTGAGCATATACATGGCCATTAGCCACTTATGCAGGGGAAGGCGTGATTCTGCTAGGACTGTGCCAGTGCGAACGCTGAAATGCTTGCGGCAAGACTTACAACGGTAAGGCATTGGCTTGTGGTCCTTACATTCTGAAACGGTTTCAGAACCACAGTGAGCGCAAGTAGTTTCGCCAGACCAACGCTTGTTTTCAAAGTAAAGACGTGCAGACTCTTCATTTGGGAACTTCGCAAAGAAGTCATAAAGGCTGATTGTTTCTGGCTTAGACATTTTATTCTCCGTTAAAGAGAATAGAACATAGCTAGCCAAATAAGTCAACACAAAAATGGCTAGTTAAGTATATAGGTCCCAAAATATGTAGCTTCATTATTCCTAGTAACAACACCCGCCAAGCCTCTCTTTGATGCTCAAATAGCGCGGGTTACTTTTAGCGGGTTCACACACCAACGCACAATCAAGCCTTAAGGTATTATCGCGACAGTGACCCGCAATCCTAATACTTGCCGCACTCTTTCCAAGCCAAACGCGGATAGGCGTAATCGTATTCATACCTGTTAAGCGATGCGGTCAGAACATACTCGCTAAGGTGTGATATCCGCAGTTATTTCATGGAGGTGTTTATATGCCGACTAAAGCCATTATTGTTGAGGCGGGTGTGTGATGGAGGGTGAGGCGGAATTTATCATTGGTGCCAAGCAAGTCATCACGGCAGACTTTGGAGAGATTGAAGCTCCGCAATCCGTCATTGATTCATATTATGCTACGCCGAAGAACAAGGATGGATCGCTAGACCGAAGAACGAAGGCGTTTAAATCTTATTTGAGCGTGCTTAAGGGGTGCGCTGACAGGGTGAAGAGGGGGTTCTCAGGTGCCTAAGACACTCACACCCAAGCAGAAGCGATTTGCAGAGGAATATTTAGTTGATCTCAACGCAACGCAGGCGGCGATAAGGGCGGGATATAGCGAAGATAGTGCGTCAATCATTGGATTTGAGAACCTAAGGAAACCTAATATCGCGTCCGCTATAAGAAAGCGACAAAATAAGCTTGCTGAGGATATAGAAGTTACTCAAGCAAGGGTTATTGCTGAGTATGCAAAGCTTGGTTTTTCTAATATGGCGCGGTTCGCAAATTTAGATGATGACTTGCCTCGCTTTGACTTCTCTGACTTGACGCCAGATGAGATGGCGGCGGTGTCGGAGATCACAGTTGATACGCGCCGTGAAAGTGGTGAGGAAGGCGGTATGATTGCTAAGGTTAGGTTTAAGCTCCACGACAAAAAGGGAGCTTTAGATAGCTTATCAAGACATTTGGGTTTGTTTGAGAAAGACAACACGCAGACAGTAATTTTGCCGCCTATGCAGATGCAGTTTGCGGCCCCAGACTTACCGTTACCTCGTGCAGATGAAGATGGCTCTGAGGCAGACTAAGGGTGTTATTGAGCTTGTCCCTAAGCTCGTTAATATATTTTCAGATAAAAAGGATGAAGTAACAAGATACCGTTGCGCGTGGGGTGGGCGCGGATCCGGAAAGACCCGAAGTTTTGCAAAGGCCTTGGCGACAAGAGGATTAGCTTTCGCTTTAGCGGGCGTAACCGGCATTCTTCTATGTGGACGTGAGTTTCAAAACTCTCTTGATGAAAGCTCAATGGCTGAGGTCAAAGCGGCGATTAAGGCAGAGCCGGAGCTATTAGAGCCTTATTTTGATATTGGTGAGAAGTATATACGCTCAAAGCCGTTCTTGGCGGGGCGTGTAGATTTCAAGTTTGCGGGACTTTCTCGTAACATCGACAGCATTAAGTCTAAGTCGCAAATACTCATATTATGGGTAGATGAAGCTGAGGCTGTTTCTGAGAAGGCGTGGCGAAAGATTGCTCCGTCTGTGCGCGCAGAAGGAAAGACAACAGCGCAGAATGATAATGAGGAGTATTTTAGTTATCATTCTGAGATATGGGTGTCTTGGAACCCAGAACGTCGTAACAGCGCAACAAATAAAAGATTTAGGTTAAGCCCGCCAAGTAATTGGAAGGGCGTTGAGGTCAACTGGACGGATAATCCGTGGTTTCCTGAAAGCCTCAACATTGAGCGCCTTAACGACAAGCAGGATAGGGCGGATCATTATCCCCACGTTTGGGGTGGTCAATACCTGACCGTTATGGACGGGGCTTATTACGCGAAGCAGATATTAAAGGCGCGTGAGCAGGGACGATTTGAGCAGAGAATAGGGCTCGAGCCTCTCAATAAGCTATATTCGGTTCATGATATAGGTGGAGCCGGCCGAACATCTGATGCCTACACGATTTGGGTGTTTCAGATAATAAATGGTGAAATTCGCTGGTTAGATTACTATGAGGCGCAGGGTCAAAGCGCAGACTTTCACGTTAGATGGATGCGAAAGCAAGGTTATGATGATTGCTTTATCTGGCTCCCCCATGATGGCGAGAGGAAAGAAAAAGACGCCACCTCTTGGAAGGATCACTGGGAAAGCGCAGAGTTTGATTGCGATACTGTGCCAAACCAAGGGCGAGGAGCCGCTTTAGACCGTGTGATCTCCACACGTTTGGTCTTTCACCATATGCGTTTTGATGAGCCAAAGTGCCAAGAGGGCATAGAGGCAATAAGTTTTTACCACGAAAAAATAGACGAAGAGCGTGAGGT